GAGAAGGTAGATGGAACAAATATCCGCGTATATTGGGATGGACATAAGGTACAGTTTGGCGGGCGTACCGAAAGAGCTCAGATTCCGTCTGACCTTGTGAATTATCTTAATTCTGTTTTCGGCACAAATGAGGCTGAGCAGATTTTTGAAGAGAAGTTCGGTGAGACTGAGGTAATTCTTTTTGGTGAGGGTTATGGTCCTAAGATTCAGAATGGCGGCCTTTATAGAAATGATGTAAGCTTTATCATGTTTGATGTGCTTATTGCCGGCAACTACCAGCCCAGAGAGTCTGTTGAGGATATTGCAAAGGCCTTTGGTATTGATATCGTTCCTATTATCTTTGAGGGCACTATTCAGGAAGGTGTTGACTTTGTAAAGGGTCATCCTGACTCTACTATTGGAACTGCAAAAATGGAAGGTCTCGTAGGTCGCCCAAAGATAGAAATGAGAGATCGCTGCGGTAAGCGAGTTATTGTAAAGATTAAGTGGGAAGATTTTAAGTAAATTGTGCATAATTGAGCGTGGTAGAAATTACTGCGCTCTTTTTGTAAAATTAGCAGCTTACCTACTGTATAATATTTAAGAAAAAGAAGGTGAGGTAAGAAATGATGCTAAAAAGAAATACTAATTTAATTGTTAAGTTACTGCTAATTGTTATTTTTGTCGGTCTACTTGTAGTTATTTTTGTTATAGCTGGCAATATGGAAACAGCTAATAGTGCTTCTATTAAAGTACCTGCCAGAGAGACGCAGAGAAAAGTACTTATTGATTCGCCTAAGCTTTACACAGAATTGGATTATGTCTGTTACTTTGACCCAGAACCTACGGAAGAATACCTAAGTAAAGTTCGGGCTAGTATTTGTAAACTTGAGAGTATAAATAAAGATGCTTATACAACTAAAGCGCGTAATGCAATGGCAAAAGAACTAGTTAGACTAAAAGGCATAGAAACGAGAATGGCTTCCGACTTGACTAAATATTTAAAGTGGGAAGAAGAACATTACTACGCAGCTAAAACTTGGGAGTTTTTAAGACAAAGAGATTTTAGCCAAGAAGTGACCTGCGGTATTATTGGCAATATGATGATAGAAACTTCAGGAGGCAGTTTAAATCTTAAACCTGAAATATATAGCCCGAGCGGCAACTACTATGGTTTATGCCAATGGTCTCGTAAATACTATCCTGAAGCTCATGGTCTTGCTTTTGAGCATCAGTTGGATTACTTACTCGGTAGCATGCAATGGGAATTTAATACTTTTGGTAAAAATTATGAGAACGGTTTTAAATATGACGACTTTCTAAAAATGACAGATTCTGCTGAAGCTGCACTTGCTTTTGCCAAGTCTTATGAAAGATGTGGGCCTGCTAGTTATGAAATGCGTCAGAAGGCGGCAGTCAAAGCCTATGAATATTTTGACCTAAACTCTTAAAAATAAAGTACTCTATTTTTATAGGGTACTTTTATTATTTTATTATTGTATTATATATTGTATATAACTATAATTTATGGAGGATTTAACCTTGATTTATACGTCTTATTTTTCATCGCGTAAGTACAAGACCGAAGATGGCGTGGCTATAGCAAGATGGTGTAGCTTTTGGTCTGGATCTAAGTTTTCTGCTCTTGCACCCAGTGAGGAGCTTCTCGAGTGGTGGAAAAGTCTTCCATTTAAAGATCGAGAAAAGGCAGAACCTAAGTGGCATTATGAAAAGCTATATAGAAAACAGACTTTGAGTAAACTTGATCCGAAAGAAGTCGCAAGGCTTCTTGAGGGTAAGACTCTTCTTTGTTTTGAAAAGTCTGAGGATTTCTGTCATCGACACATTGTTGCTAAGTGGCTACAAGAGGCCGGCTTTGAGTGTGAGGAACTATAATGTAGCCTACCTGTCGTTTATGTAATCATTAACTTACTAAATTTATTTGCTAAATTAAATAGAAATATGTTTAAATTGGAGTAAATAAATGATTGGTTATATATACTTGACTACAAATAAATTAGATGGTATGCGTTATATAGGTAAACATCATGCAACAGCCTTTGAGCCAGAAAAGTACTTAGGTTCAAATAAGCATTTACAGGCATCAATTAAAAAGCATGGTCGTCATAATTTTGACTGTAAATTATTACAAGAATGTTTTACAGATGGCGAATTAAATTGCGCTGAAAAAGCTTGGATTGATAAATACGATGCAGTAAATTCTCCACTATTCTACAATATCGCAGAAGGCGGTGAGGGTGGACGTGTGATGCTCAATCGAATAGCGATAAATAATGGCTTAGTTGAAAAACGTATACTTAAAGACGAGCATATCCCAGATGGCTTTGCTTTAGGTGGTTTAAAACGTAAGGGTGGAGAAAAAGTAAGCGCCGCCAAAAAAGGCAAACCTAGCAAGAGTCGTGGAAAGCAGTGGTTTAATAACGGCATCGAGCAGACTATGGCTGATTGTTGCCCGGTAGGCTGGGTAGCAGGAAGATTGGATAATTTTTGTTCAAACAAAGAAAAAGAATTATATAATAATGGCATGGAACAAAAATTTTTTTCTGTCTCCGATGAAATACCTGAGGGTTGGATAAAGGGAGCCCTTCAAGGGTTAGTTGTTTCTAATACAAAAGGCAGAGTTGCATACAATAATGGGTCTAAACATATCTATTTAAAAGTTGGTGAAGTTCCGCCCGAGGGCTTTGTACGTGGCTATTCCGCTGAACGCAAAAAAATAAATAGCAGCTCTGCTAGTCGATACAGTATAGGTAAGCATTGGTATAATAATGGAGTAGAACAACGCTATTTCACTGAGGGCGATACCATACCGGAGGGTTGGAAACCTGGCTGCTGCAAGACTAAAGTTAATAAAATCTAATTAAACTTATATTTATGGAGTTATTTATGCCAAAAAGAAAATCATTGTCACCGAAAGTACGCGAGGCAGTTTATCAGAAATATGACGGGCACTGCGCTTATTGCGGAAAGAAATTAACTTATAAAGAGTTTCAGGTAGATCATCTTATTCCAGTACAGAGAGAAAGGTTTGGAAAATATATCGAAGAGCAACTTGAGAGATTCGAAAATTATATGCCGACAGATAGAGTTTGTAATCATTACAAACGTGCGCACTCCCTAGAAACTTTTAGAAGATATATAGAAGAGATTCCTATGAAGCTTGAGAGGGATAATTATATTTATAGGATAGGTAAAAAGTATAACCTTATTGAAGAGCACCCGCGAAAAATTGAGTTTTATTTTGAGCAAGTTGAACGCGAAAAGAATAACCACATAATAGAATAAAAATTGTACTAAAATTAACTGCTAAATTATTTGATAAAAACTCTTATGAAAGGAGTTACTTTTAGATGAATATGTTTCGTACTTTTATGGAATTGGATGAAGCTTATAATGATAGGCAGTTTCATATAGACGAACTTAAAAAGGCCGGTAAAAATTATAATTTTAATAAATATACTGATGCACAACTCTATCGTATGTGGCAAAGACTTCAAAAACCTACTTGTGCTGTTAAAGAGCCTGAGCATGAGCTAGATCTTGACTTTGATACAAAAGAGCCAGAATACTGCGAGTGCGGCGTAAGATTAACCGATTTCGGTCAATGCCCAGTATGTGATCTTGGCGAAGAAGACTTAAAGGAAGATCTTCAATATTGCTGGTTCGGCTATTACTTAGATAAAGACGGTAAAAAGAAAATTATTTATGCTCCACAGGATGCTACTTCTCACGACCCTGACGAAGGTGCTGAAAAGTTAGAATATATGATTCCTGAGCCCTATACCAAGTTTGTATTTAGAGGAAATATTGATAATCGCACAGCAGAAAGACAAGGTTGGACTTTAGTTGAGTGGGTATCTACTTCTGGAAAACAAGTAAGTTTAAATAATACTTCTACAGGTCATCCAGCCCAGGCTCAAACACAACAGACACCTAAGCCACACTTACCTAGTGGAAGATATGCTGTAAGAATTGTGTCATACCATGGTAGACTAAGAGCACTCGGTACTGATGGTGTGCACCCTGCGGCTTGGGTAGCTTTTCCGAATGACCTAAGACAGTTTGATGGTCAGCAGTATGAGGTTGATCAGCTTATTTGGAATGGAAAAAATTATCGAGTTGCTGGTAATATTGTAGAAATCTAAAGTGTAGAATAATACACAAAAATATAAATTAAAAATTAATAAGGAGATTTACAAAATGAATAATTTTAATAGTGTTTTTGAGGAGCTCAGTAAGCTTTACGAGGAAGAAGTCCGCGAAGAAGCCGCAGCAGAAGAAAAGGTTGATGAAGCTTGTAAAGAAGAGCTTACCGAAGCTGCTGATGATGTTGTAGTAGAGGATGATGCTCCCGTAGACGAAGTTCCTGCAGAAGAACCCGCTGTAGAAGAAGAGCCTAGACAGATTATTTGTGAGTGTGATAAATGTGGTGCTCTTATAATCAAGGACGAGGCTGATATTGTTGTAGATGAAGAGACTGACCTCGTAAATGTAGAGGACGAGTGTGCTTTCTGCGAGGAAGCTAACGGCTATAAGATTGTTGGCGTAGTTGCTCCATATGAAGCAGTAGAAGCCGAAACGCCTATCGAAGAGCCTGTAGCAGATGATGCAGATATTGTTGAGGAAGGCTTAGGTGACGTTTATCGTAAGACTTTTGATAGACCTGCATCTATTAAAACTCAGCAGTATTGGGAAGCCGAACTTAACGGTGAATTTGGTGAAATCAGTGACGAGCGTAGAGCTGAGCTTGAAAAGAAATTTGCACAGCAAAGAGACTGGGAAGAAAGACATCCTGGCAAAGAAGTTAGATAATCTTTATAAGTAAAGACTAGTGTAAAAGCTAGTCTTTATTCTTTATGTGGTCAAAAATATCACTTGTTATATTGTATATTATAATATATAAAAACAAAGGAGATTGTTAT